ATCCAGATATTAAAGTAAAGCTAGACTTATTTTTTGATTACTTTAATGAGCTGCCAATGTGGTTTCAAATATTATTTGTATCAGTAGTTGGAGCTATCTATGGTATAAAAGGAACTGAATTAATTAAGAGGAAATAATATGTCACAACAAGCACCAACAATGTTCGTATCTAAATACAGCAAAAAGAAACCTACACTTCTATCTCAGCAAATGGGTAAGAAGAAAAAGAAAAAGAAATATAAGAAAAAAAAGTAGGTATATATGGCTAAGCAAAAGTTTACACATTATGTACCAAGAGAGAAACCACCTAAGAGAAGAGGTGTGCATAAAAAATCTCAGAATAAAAACGAGAAGAGACAGAAGAAACAAACTCGATACAAAGGTCAAGGCAGATGATTGATAAAATTATGTATAAATTTTTTGGCTTGATAGACACTTGGTTTGAGTGGGTTGATAGTCATTTTATTAAACAAAAGAAGAAGAGAAAGAAATGAGAGACACTAAGACTATTGAAATGTTTAATAAGAAATTAGAAAAGAAATTAAAAGAACTAGAAATATTTAAACTTCTAAAGAAAGAAGTTGAGCATGGTGCTAATGGTACACAAGATTATGTAATTAAAAAAGGTGTGAACAAAGGTAAAGTTGCAAAATGAAAATTGATGTTAAATATTTAATTAGTATTTTAGCTTTTATATTAGCTGGATTATCTGGTTGGATATTACTATCGATTGTAGAACTAAAAGAATTTACTAGAATGATGAATGGAGAATTGCTACAAATAGATAAGCAAATTGGTAGAGTGTATAATTATATTAATAGTAAGAAATAAGTTATGGCTATAACATATAGAGGTGAAAGATTTTCTGGTTACAATAAACCTAAGAATGCAAGAACTAAAAGTAAAAAGTTTGCTGTACTTGCTAAGTCTGGCAACAAGGTAAAACTAATTCGATTTGGTGATGCTAATATGACAATCAAAAAGTCTAATCCTGCTAGACGAAAGAGCTTCAGAGCTAGACACAAATGCTCTACTGCTACCAATAAACTTAGTGCAAGGTATTGGTCATGCAAAAAGTGGTAAAGAAAAAAGGTTGGGTTAAAAAGAAATCAACAGTATTAGTTTGTGGTTACTGCAAGGAATGTAATAAACAATTAATGAGTGATGAAGGTGGATGGATAGTCACCCATAAGAAAGAATACTTTTGCCATGATGGTAAAGATGGTTCTTGCTTTGATAACTATTGTGAATTAAAATACAAACAACAACAACAGGAGAAACAAAATGCCAATGGTAGGAAAAAAGAAGTTCAGCTATACGAAAGCTGGAAAGAAAAAAGCAAAAGCATACGCAAAGAAAAAGGGTATGAAAATGAAATCAAAAGGTAAATACTAATGCCAAAAAAAGGATTATACTACAACATCAATCAGCGAAAGAAAAAAGGAATTAGTAGATCTAAAAAGAAATCTACGATCTCTGCTAAAGCATATAAGAATATGAAGATGGGTTTTCCTAAGAAGAAGAAATAGTATTATTATAATTAACTTTATTTCTAGTACCCTCATGCTTTTCTAATCTTCGTTTCATCTTTTGATTTTCTCTGTAAAGTTTATCGACTAAGTTTTCTAAAGTCTCAATCTTTAATCTTAACTTTAGATGCCAGTTGATTCCGACAATGCCTTTTTTATTTCCTCGTACTCTTGCCATATGGAATGTTCCCTTCCCCAATATCTAGTTTGATTTTGTTTATTGTTTAATGAATATAAAACTGTGGTGTGATCTTGATTAAAGTATCTACCAATAGAAGATATGCTTATACCAAACTGTTCAAATAAAAGATTGTGCATGATACTTCTAACTCTAACAATCTCTCTATGCCTATCCTTGCTAAGCAAAGTTTTCTTACCAATATAATATTTACTACATACAAGATCGAATGCTTTATCAATTAATTTTGGGTTAGCACTTTTATATCCAACACCAACTACTCTCTTATTGCTATCGACTATTTCTTTTTTTTCTTGCAAGACTTTAGCTGCATATAAAAATCCTTCCGAGAACCCTACCTCATATAATCTTTCTTCTTGGTTCGTAAGAAGGAAAAATGCTTTCTTAACTTTGTAAATAAAATGATTGTTGTTTAAGTTCTTAATGTGTTTTTTATAATGCTCACTTACATTTATGGTCATAGATCCCCTACAGTTTTTATCGTTTTTTTAATAATGAACTAAAGACTATGCGTTAGTTCGTTTGACTTCAGCATTCTCTACTTTGATAATCCTGTTCCAATGCTTAGGTATTCTTTTAAAAGCATTGAGAGTTTTAATACATTGACCTGTGTCCCTATGTTTCAGAATCAACTTAAACTCTTTTTCCAGTTTATCGTAGAGACGCACTCTACTGTTGCTCTTCATCCTTCTCCTTTTGTACTTTTGTAAAATCTAAAGTTAAGTTTTCGATCTTACATTCTACAAGTTCACCTTCATTATTGGTGTTTGCAGCTTTCTCAGCATCATCAAAAAGTTCGATCATTTGAAATGAACAACTCCCATTGATAATTCGTTTGTATTTTGTCATTTTTTATCCTGTTTGTCTATATCTTTTTTATGTAAGCTAAATGCCATATCATTATAGATACTCATGTCGTGATAGTTATCTGCTTTAAATCCTCGTGTTGATCTGTAAAGTTTGAGTGCCATCATAATATGACCTACTTGGTGTGGTTTTATTTTTGTTTTTAAGTTGTCAGCAAGGACCAATGTAAACATCTCTGCCAACATATAAAAGTTATATTGATAATCGCCATAATCTTTTTCTCGATCCTGGACAATCTTCTTTTTAATTTCTTTATCTAAATCTGTTACTTTCATAATTGTTTTATTAAAGGTATGGCGAAAGAAAAAACAAAGAGGGAGCTAGAAGAAAGGGAAAGATCTAGCAAATAATACCCAAAAAACTTTCGCCACACCATTGATTACAATCTAGTATCGATTGTAATTGTTTTGTTTATAGTCTGAACCTTGACCTTTTGCAAATCTATTATTGCTAAAAGATTTCTGCTGTCCGCTAGGCTTGGCAGATGTCGATCCAGAATTTGAAGGTGTCAAGACAACATTGATAATTCCTGTTGGATTACCTTGTTCGTCTAGGTCCTCAAATGCAGCTTGATTGTACCATGCTTCTCCTATCTTTACTCCAAGTCTCCAAGTTTTACCCTCTGGACTTTTAGGATTGATTGGTGCAACAAATACTGGTCTGTTATCTCCTGCTTGTTTGTCTGCGTTATGTGTAAGTTTTATATATATCTTATCACTCATATTATATTACTCCTTGTTGGTTTAGTTTACTCTCATGCACATCATACAAATCTGTGACTTGTCGGTATACTCTGAGATTTTTATTAGGATCAAATAAGCTAGGATTATCTTTTCTAAATTTCCTTAGAGCATAAATATCATTAATAGATTTTATGGCATCTCTTACTTGATTCATATCAATGTTCATATCAACATGACCTGTACCACTTACTTTTTGTTGTGGAATATTGTTAGTAGGTTTAGAGTTTGCTTTGAATGGACTAGCTTTGTAGCCATCATCATTATCCAAACCTGTTTTTAAATTTAATGCGTTCAAGAAAGCATACTTCTTAGCATAAGACATACCATTACCTGTACCAAACTTATCTAAGTTTCCCATTGCACTACATCCTGTAATATCGACATAGCTTTCTGGATTTTCAACATCATGTATTCTCATTGAACAAGTAACCATGACAAAGTTTTCTTTAATCTCATTGGTGTAATTACAAACAGGATAGAGTCCATTGTTTAGTAATGACTCCATTGCAACCTTTTGTACTTCATCATGTTGTAATGGATTGAAGTGCATACCAGGAACTTTCTTTCCTTTTGCAACACCCCCTGCTTCACAAGCAGCTTTATGTAGTTTTTGATATATGTTTGTTTTCATGCGTCTAATCCCCATAGTTGTTTGATTGTTTGTTTTTGTTCTTGTATTAAATCCCTATAATAAAAAGGATGATTTAATTCTGGTGGTTCTGCAAAGTGTGCAATCTTTTTAAGATCGCCTTTACAGAATACAATTAACTCTTCCCAAGATTTTATTCTTTGGATCATTAGATTGTATTGGTCCTCTAAATATTTTGGATTGAGTTGATAGTATTGTTCATCAAATATTTTATATTCATTTTCATTTACATAAACCAAATGTGGTTTTCTTTTTGTGCAATGATAATAGAATGCTACTTGTTTAATGTGCATTGGATCGGGTTCATCGGGTAGCTGGGTTGCTGCCATGTAGTATTCATCCTTGCCTCTTCTTTTTTTAATTGAACAAGGTTTAGTTTTTAATTCCATGAATGCGTTGTTGCTTTCGTAATCGATACGACCAATAATATCGAACAACATCTCATCATCCTTGCTAGACACATATCGTTCAGCAACTAACTTATCATTACCAAATATTTCTTTAACAGATTTCTCTACATTCTTGATGGTAGGATGTGCAAACTCAATCATCATATCCCTTGCAAGTTTATCCTTAT